GGGCCAACGGGCAATCTGAAAAGAAGCATCACGGCTAAAAAGTTCAAAAGAAAGATAAAAGGGGCGCCTGCGGTCTTCGTCGCGATAGACAGAAAGATCGCGCCTCACGCCCATTTGGTCGAATACGGGCACGCCGGTCCGCATCCTGCCCCCGCACACCCGTTTTTCAGGCCCACTGTCGATGGAAAACACGCGGATATCGGCTCACAAATAGAAAAAGAGGTCCGCACCGTGATTGAGAAGGAAGCCAAGAAAAGGAGATAGATGGAACTAGGCGAGGCCCTATATAAGCAGCTCTCCACCGCGACGCTGACGACCGCGTTGGGAAGCACCGCGATATATCCCTTAATAGCGCCCCAGGGCAAAGCCCTGCCTTATGTCCTGTACCAAGGAATCAGCGAGATAAGGATGCACGCCATGGGCTCGGATCCCGGGCTGCAGTGGTGCCGCTATCAGATATCGTATTTTTCTTCAAGCTATAAGCAGATGAAGGCGTTGGCCGACAAGGGCAGGACGGTTTTACAGGACTTTTCAGGCGATTTGGGCGGATCGGTGGCGGTGCAGCGGATCTTTTTCGACAATGAAGTCGACCTGTCGAGTGTGGATGAAATGACCAAGAAAGTGGTCTTTCACACGGCGCAGGATTATTTGATCTGGTACAGCACATAATCTTGAAGGAAGGAGGAGAAATTGAGCGAGACAATAATCAAAAACGCGAAGGTGTATGTCAAAGGATACGATCTATCCGGCGATATGAATTCGATAGCTTTTTCAAAGTCGGTTGAATTGCAAGACAGGACAGTTTTCGGTTCCAGTTGGCGCAAGCGTCTGGCTGGCCTCAAGGATTTTGAAATTTCCGGTGGCGGATTTTGGAATAGCTCTGGCGGAGCTGGCGGCGTGACAATGGGCAAGCCTGATCCAGTCATCTGGGATGCGATCGGCGGAACCAGCGATGTTATATCTTGGAAATCTGAGTTATTTTGCCAAAGGCGTCATGGGCGAATATGCGCCATCTGGTTCTATAGGTGAAATGTTCGGTTTCACGTTCGGGGCCTATGGGCAAGGCCGCCTCAGGCGGGGCAAATTGATGGAGAGGCAGTTGCTTACGACCGAGAATGATGAGAATATCCGCAACTTTGGGGCCGCAAGTACGCACAAAAATCTCTATGCCGCTGTTCATGTTTTCGCCACGAGCCAGTCAGCGGCAGGCGCAAGTGTGAGATTGAAAGTCCAAAGATCGACGACCACAAGTTTCGCCGCCGTGAATTCAACTGTTTTGGCGTTCACATTGACCACAGCAAACGTCGGGCAGGGATTGTGGGGATCGACAAAGGTAGAATCATCGGGTACGAATTATAGTTATCGAGTGGCAACAAGTCAATTGGGCAGTTCAGGCAAGAAATTCAATCTGGCCTTTATTTTGAGTCAGGAGACGTCGTAAAATAACGCATGTTTCCTGTAGGATTCATTCATAGGATGGCTGTAATCAATTATCAATAAATTAATTTGAAAGTCAAACAAAATAATTAGTAGGAGGATAAAATGGCAGAAATAGTATTAACCAAGGCTATGGTGAGGGTCGGAAGTTCCCAGGCTTCGACAAACATTACATCCTGGGTAACCGGCGTGACAGTCAACTATGCCGCGGAACTCATCGACAAGACCGCCATGGGCGTCGGTTCGAGAGGCAGAATGGCGGGCCTCAAGGATTGGTCGATCACGGTGGATCTCAACCAGGATTTCGCTGACAACACAATTGATGAGATCTTGTATGATCTCGTGGGCATCAGCGAGTCGTCAAAATCATGGATTCACGTCAAGGCGACTACCGCGAAGGGCTCGGCCACCAATCCGAGGTATTACGGGCACAGCCTTCTGGAAGGCTACTCCCCGTTAGCGGGCGCGGTTGGTGAACTCGCAAAGACGTCCGTGACATTCCAAGCCGACGGAACTCGCAAAGACGTCCGTGACATTCCAGGCCGACGGCGACCTCACGAGAAGCTCATCGTCCGGCGGGGTGGCTGGGATCTAAAAAATGGAAAAGAAAGGGGATAATATGAATATCAAGGACAAGATTAAGGCCGCCAAGGATATCAGGAGTCAGGTGGTCAAGGTCAAGGAATGGGCCGTGAAGATCGAAATGCGCAGCATGACTGGGGCGCAGAGGGCGAATATTCTCAACATGGACATCGAAGTGGATCCCAAAGCACCAGGCAAGAACAAGGTGATGTTCGAGAAGCTTTATCCGGACATAATCATCGCCTGCTCCTTCGACCCGGAGACGGGCGATCCGATCTTTGGCGAAGAGGACAGGGATTGGCTCATGCAGAAAAACTGCGGGCCGATCGAGCAACTGGCCCTGGTCGGGATGCAGCTCAGCGGCCTGAGCGCCGACGCGCTTGAGAGGGCGGAAAAAAACTAAAATTCCAGCACTCCGAGAGAAGATTCTATTTCTTTCTCGCTGAAAGCTTGGGGATGCTGGTCGATGAAATGTTGAATAAAATTGACAGCCATGAGCTCGTCGAATGGATGGCCCATTTCAAGCTCAAGGAGTTCGAGCAGCGGATGGAGCTCGACAAAGCCAAGGCTATGAGCCGCGCAAAAGGAAAGAGAGGACGTGTTTAAATGGCACAAGTGGGATCACTTTTGGTAAAGCTCGGTCTGGATTCCCAGCGTTACACTAACTTCATCGGATGGGGTGTTTCAAGAGTGGTCGGCGATGTCGTCAGGCTGGCAGCGGTCCAGGAGGACGCCGAGAAAGCCATGGCCGCCGCACTGGAATCCACGGGCAGATTGACTAAAAAATATGACACATTGAGTGCTGCAGTTGCAGACAGGGATGGGTTGACACAGCATTTTCTGGAACTCGGCTCCGCTATCCAGAAAGAGACGAAATATGGCGACGAGGCCGTACTGGGCGCATCAGCGCTTCTGACGCAATTAACGAAGCTGAAGACTGAAGGCCTTGACGAGGCCACGAAGGGGGCCGTGGGTCTGGCGAGCGTCTACAAGACCGATCTGCAGGCGGCCGCAACCCTTGTCGGCAAAGCTCTGGCCGGAAATTACGGAGCCCTGTCGCGCTACGGAATCATGGTCGAGAAGACAATGACCGATGAGGAGAAGCGCGCCTCGATTTTGAAGCAGTTGGCGGTTTTCTACAAGCGCGCCCAGGCAGAGACCAATACCTTCGCAGGGGCGCAGGCGCAGCTCGCCAATGTCTACGGGGACCTCAAGGAGAAGATCGGTGATGTCATTGTGAAAAATAAGGTATTCGTGGACATAATGCATGACGTTAGGGATTGGCTTATTGAGGCGGGCGAAAAGACAGTAGTCTGGACCGAGGCCAACAAGGATCTCATTGCGGTCAAGGTCCATGAATATCTTGAAAAGATCAAAGTCAGCATTGAAGCCATCGTCAAGATATACAATGCCCTGCCCGTGCAAGCTGTTAGTGCGGGCCTGATTATGGCAATTCTATTCAGATCATCTGCACATGCGGCTATACTTGTCGCTGCATTGACCTACGTTGCCACTCATCTGGATGATCTTAAATGGAGCATAGACAAATTAGGCAAGGTGACAGGCCTGAAAGCAGTCTTTCAGCCATGGATAGATCTTTTTGTGAAGGCAGGCAAAGAACTGAAATGGCTGGTTGATGATTTCAAAAGGCTTCACGATGCCGCCAAACTTCCCGAGCCTGAATTCCATAAGTTGAAGATCCCCAAAGACGTGACTGAGAGCCACAAGAATACCGCGAAAGATCTGGAGGCCCTGAGAAAAAAAATACAATTTGATATTGAAGTTGACAATTGGCTCGCTTGGGCCAATGCCATGATAATCGCCGATGGAGCGGTAGTGCCGCTTAGTTCTAATACGATGGAATTAAAAAATGTCATCGATTCGTCAACCGATAGCATCAAAGCAGGGACGGAAGCATACGAGGCATGGCTAAAGAAGCCTCCAGCCTTTTCGGTTATTCGACAAGAAATCGTGCTGCTAGGCAGGGACATAGACACCGTCTGGAGCGACGCGCTGGACATGGTCAAAGGTTTTGCCTCAAAAGCGGGAGCCGTATTGAAGGGAATCTGGGAAGGGGCGGGTTGGATCTTCAAAGGCGGCATCGCGACGATCAAGTGGCTGCTTGAGCTTCCAGGGGGCTTCGCGACCGCCGTCAAGAATTTCAAGGAGTCGCTTGAGAACTTCCCGGCGATGGTGGATGACTTCATGGCCGCCGTGGACCAGTTGCCGGAGGTGATAGACGAATTGATAAAAAGGGCGCCGGAGCTGATCGAGGCCGTGATCGGAAAGCTGCCTCGGATTTTCACCGCCATTATCAATGCN